AGTGTGTAAGTTCCATTAAACGGATTAAACAACATGCCGTATACATCTAATGGCTGTGAGATTGTTATTGCGCTTGCACTACCCGAGCTTACCCCAAATATAGCACGACCACCTTGAAACCAAAGTCTGTCGGTATCATTATTACCAGGTACTGTTTTCCAGGTAGTTGACCCAAGCCATGCTCCACCACCATCAGTATGTGGATGATTGCCGATAGCAGGAGTAGAGTCCCAGTATAGATCATTCTTGAAGCCAAAGATATTGGCTCCAGACCTAAGAATATTATTACCTGATTTATAAATTATCATGCAATTACAACAGTAGTTTTAAACCACTGTATTCCGTCGTGAAGCCATAAGTCAGTTCCGTTTCTATGCTTCTGTCCTTTTAACCCAGCAGAGTTAAAGGTAGGAGTTACAGTAACCCACTCTTCGATGGGTTCGTAATTCTCTAGTGTACCATTGTCATCAGAACGTCTGAGGATTGAATACTGAGCTCCTTGAGTATTTGGCCAGGTATAAGCTACACCACGAATCTGGCCAATGTTACCACCCAAGAAAGCATCACCACCTACGCCAAGCCCATTGTTTATGACAACAGTACCCGTACCAGGACTAACGCTGGCATTGGTGTTAGAGAATGTGGTTTGACCAGTAACGGTTCCACCAGCTATATCAAACTTACCTTCAAGACTAGTAATATGTGCAGCAGAAGCAAGACCAGGTTGGGCGTTAGTGGCAAGTTGAATAGCATCAGACCCACTAGTAAGATGAGTAGCAGCGTGAGATACTGGCGTTCTAGCATCACTTAACCTAGAGTCGTCTCCAGCGCATGCAGTTCCAGCAGTTGTACCAAAGCTGAAGTTCTTATTAACTCTAGTCCAATGAGTCAACAACGTAGGATTGTCTTGGTCTGCTATAAGCAAATCACCTGGCTCTACGTTTTCACTGAAGAAAGTTCCAGATAAAGTTACTGTATAAGAGTATCCTTTTAGAACCCCAACAGGAGAACTAGTTAGGTTTGGTGTATTAGTTCCAGCGTTATAGCCACCCCTATGAGAATATAGTCCTACAATTCTACCGTCTACGTACGCTTTAACATTCTTCTGTGTTGGTAATTTTGTAGGTGAGTTAGATGCTAGGTCGTCTTCATCTATTACAAAATTAATACCAGCAGTAGATGTCGAGTTCATTACAGCACCGGCTGCAGCTACATTGGCTGCATCCGTCACATCGGCTAGAGCTTCGATACCATCTAGTTTCGTAATCTGGGCAGCAGAAGCAAGTCCCTCTTGAGATGCTGTAGCTAATCCTATGGCATCAACTCCACCTGTCCTATGATTAGAAACGTGGTTAGCGTTAACCCAAGTTAGGTTGCCGTTACCGTCATTACGCAGTAGTGTGTTTAATGCTCCTTGTGATGCCGGCCATGAATAGGGTATGTCATTAATCTTACCAAGATTACCTTTAAGACCAATAGACCTTAAGAGTACATCAGCAGTATCAGGATCGTGCTCGATGTAGAGGCCAGTGTTGTCTACGTGGATAAGTTTTACTTCAGCCATTTTAGATTGTCCTATAGAGTACGGGCTGTGACAAATCTAGTAACAGTTGTTCTGAAGTAAATGCTATACCTACCTTCTTCATGTACAAGCCGCTATTAGGAGCAGGCGGCGTGATGGATATCTGTCCAGGTAGAGTTGAGTGTAGATAGTAATGGGCTCCCGTAACAAGACCTGTATAACCACTGACTACTCCTACTTGGGCTACGATAGCTGTAGTAGGAGTTGACTTGTCGGTTACTACTCCGAGAACCTGAGAAGAACTATAAGCACTAGAACTGGCTTTATCAATTTTAGTCCCGTTTACGTATACAACATCGAGAATATCAACTGCAACTAAAGATGGGACCCATACTCCTACTCCAGGAAAATTCTTAGCCTGCTCTATATTTACAGATTCTAATACTCTAAATCCATCAGAGATTATTTCACCGTCGATATCACGCGTATAAGACTGTTCCGTAGCGTAGTACCTGTTGCCAGTAAAGTCGTAGAAGATAGTTGTAGCTCTAAACGGGAACTCGTCTACGTACTCAATGTACATCTCAAATTGTTTAACTGCTTTGCTTGGTGATGTGTAAACAACGATTCTTTCTACTTCACCAAACGGAGTGTAGTTTATGACCTTTGATTCTGAGGCTGATAACATCTCATATAGTCTTACGTCTGCCCCTATATTAGCGCGTACACGAGTAGTAGTCTCGTTTAGAACCGATAGGAATTTCCAGTCCTCAGTTCCAAGATGGCGCATTAGGATCCAGTCTTGGTCTCTTACAGAGGTAGCTGTTCCTATGGAAAAGACGTCTATGAGAACAGAATTGGATTCGACATATTTCTCTATAGCAGTAATCTGAGCGTACTGTAGATCGGATTCAATAAGTCTGCGAGTGAGTACTTCATAGTTAAGTTCTGCAGTTGGAGATGAAATATACGTAGGTTCAACCTTAACGATGTCGCTTAAAGTAACTCCAGCGTTAACTAGAATAGGGGGAGGATAGAAAACATGGGCATCAACTAGATTGCTCGAATGAGTAACCTTGTTTCCTATAGCTATTGCTATTGATATAGGTTCACTAGATGTGATACCCATAGCAGGATTAGATATGACTATGGGATGAGCTTCATGTGATATGTAGACTTTTGAATGAAGACCAAACGTCACTGATGTAGCAGTCTCTACGGCGTCTTTTAAAATAACCCTGAATGCAACATCAACTTCATCTGATACAAAGACTTTACCACTACCACCTATAGAAGCTTCGAACTCAACGTCACCATTCAGAATTATTCCACTTAACGAAAACAGTACAGGTGTGTTATCTGGTGTAGCATTAGTGTATTCTTTCTCACCGACGGTTACATTTACGGAGAATAGAGTTTGATCAACAAGTAACCGATTTACTATTTGAACTGCTGTTTCACCGGCTGCTATAAGGATCCTGTTTAACGAGAAGTACTCAATGTCTACATAGACTGATTGGAATAGTAACTTTGAGAACGTTGGATCTATGGGTACTTCTGGGCGGGCCCCTATAAGTCTATCATACTGAACTAGCTCAATGCCTACTTCGTCAGTAGAGAACGTGCGGGTCTCAGTTACAAGACTAAAACTAAACTCACCAGTAGTTTCTAATATGCGCGAGAAAGTAGGGTCGATCTCGAATTCTACTTCTGCCTCGTAAGTTTTATCTGTTGTAACATCAGCAGCTTTTTCTACGGAGGACTGTAGTACACGGTTAGTAGGACGAACGTTCATGTCTACAGTACTCGTCGTCATAAGACTACGCTCCGACGACATAATGTTTACATCCACGGTAGTACTCTTACGTATAACATCTACAGAGATTATCTCAATAGAACCTATGTTGGTAAGAGAGTCCGCTTGAAAAGCTGGTCTAGGTGAAATTAAAACTAGCGCCAGTGGGCTGCTACTAGTAGTACTGAATGGTGTTTCAGACGTAACATCTACATGATTAAGGTCTGACACCGTAGTAGTTTTAGTCAGATAGGCTACTGGCAAAGCGCCTAGTGGTATCCAATCCAGAACTACAGCATTGTCGTTATCAAGATCTAGTCCCCATCCATAGTAACCGTGGTCGATAGGAGTACCAAGGTTGGTTATTGTATCTGGCTTACCGTCTAGATTGGCGTCGATACCAGATCTCGTAAAGGTCTGGTAATGCCATATTACATCCGAGGGGCTAGCTGGTGGCCCACTCGGAAGTAATGGTTCGTTTACAATAATGAGGGCCATGGAGGAACATGGTCCTGATTATACAATCTGTGTTCGTCCGTCCCAAACGAGGCACTTGGCGTAGAACCGATCCCCGTCGAGATACGGATCAGGCATGGCCAACCGCACGTAGACGATTCGATCAGCAACACTACGGGAAACCGCATCCACGTTTAGAGGGGCAGTAGCACCTGGGATTCCAACCCTAGTGACGATTCCATTTCCACCAGTTGCTAGGTTAGTAGCCAAACCAGCACTAGCAGCTGATACGGGCACTGGAGAATCACCAAGTTCAGCAGAGTGGGTGTAGGTATTAGTAGAAGACACAACGTCAGTATACGCTGGTCCTACCATGATACCTGCGAAAGGATGGATCTTAGACCAGTCTCCAGCATTGGTTTCTGTGATACCGATACCGTTACGGTCAGGATTGTAGGAATCTGGATCGTTGTCTACTTCTTCGCCAGCGCCAAGTAGACCTTCCCTGTAGCCGACGATACCTTCATCAGCAGGATCGAAAGTACCGGCAACATCTACGTCAGGCCAGCAGAACTCAATGTTAGCAACGAAGTTAGGACCACGGAAGTTACCTGCTAGAGAGCTGTTGTTCCAGACACCTGAAACGAGAACCTTATCGTCAGAAGCAATTGCTGTTGAAGTGTTGTAGTAGACATCAACCTTGGTGGGGGCGGATCCAGTAGCCGGGCTTACAAAATCAATCCTGTTAAACTTAAGTGCGCTCGGGAAGTTAATCAACCAACCAGTTGCGTTTGCACGACCTTCGACTGTCGGAACAGTGATGTTTGGGAACGTGATAGCGTTTGCTTCAGCATCGAACTTCAGAATGTTACCTTGGTTGTCATAGAACTTCACGTTCTTGAGGGACACAACACCGCCAGGTCCAGTTGCTGAATCGATAGGAACGATAAGCACGCTACCTGGATTAGTGCCAAGTTTGTTTACGTATCCAGGCAGATAGATCTGGTGCGTATAACTTACCGTTCTGATAGGAAGGCCAATCCAACTATGGCTATAGTTTTCGTTAGGAGTACCATCTAGATTAAGGGCATTGGACTCTACTGTGTACATGAGCGTGTCACCACTCAGGGTAGTGTTGCCAGTAGTCTCTTTGTAGATCTCGTAGCGAACGTGAACAGCGTCAGTATCAGGCTCATATACGCGAGTTGTGAAGTAGATGGTTTGGCTAGGAAGCCAAGGTGTACCGGGGCGAGGAAATACCACCTCAGCTGTAGGAGCTTGTTCGTCTTCTTTCAGGTCCTCATTGAACACATGAAGGTCGATTTTATCCAAGAACAAGTCAGGGGAATTGCTTCGTGTCTGTACGTTGTAGAAGGTGATCTTTACCCAGCTAGTGTAGTAGGGGAACATGCGTGCGTGAAACCTATCGGTGTCGTTTTGATTGTAAACAGCGTCAGGTCTAGGGAGATAAACGTCCGTGATACCATCACCTTCTTGGATCTGTCCTGTTTGGTCGGCAACCTTAACCCAGTCAATGATCTCAGAGAACTTCTTATCTGAACGACCAGAGACCTCAATGGTGTACTCCAATGCTTTGTTCTCGAACAGAGATGTTGAGTCTGAACCACTGGATCTATTGAGAACGAGGTCTAGCAATCGACGCGTTTGGGGAATACGAACTGCAACCGTTACAATGCCGTGGGTAGCATTAGCTACTAGAGGATTACCAAACGGCTGAATGTTTAGACCAGCTGCGCCACTGGCTTGAAATAGCCTAGTTATTACAGTAGCTTTCTGAGCATCGGTGAGTGTAATCTCACCAGCAGTTAGCGGATCTCCGATCTGAAGATGCCAACGCCTATCGATGTTGGTGTCGATGTAGGCAATGTTGCTAAAATCAATTGGGGCGCTTTGTCGTTGGGCCATGGTTTACTCTCACGTATTGGGTACAATTCGGTTTTGGTTAGCACTGTTTACGTCGTATGATAAGACCCCAGCCGTCATGTAAAACCCTGCAGCTTCTTCGTATTCGCTAATCGAGGTAACATTGGTGGGATAGGTTTGGTTTTGATACTTAAACACTGTGGTACGGATTATAGTCGTCTCTGTTACTATTAAAGGGAATGTCACAATCTTTTTTACTTTGCCTTGGCTGTTAGGAGAGAAATCTGCCCCAGTACCAATGTCGTTGTCCCTAACGTAGTAGATGAAATGCTCACCTGGAACATTATAAAGTCCACGTACAGTTGCTAGTGCATTTTTAACTGAGTCTAGTGGTTCTGGTTGTCCAAGCTGATCATTACGACCAACAAGTTGTGCTAAGGAGGTAACCATTCCGTTTGGACTACGATGGGTAGGAGACCCTGGAAACGTATTACCACCCTCGTAAACTACTGAGACGGCATCTGAATGCAGAGGTTGTTGGTTTGGGTTATTCATTTGACGCTTGGGCGTGATTTGCTTACAACTTCTTCAGTCAATGGATTGAGGGCGGAGCGCTGGCCATTAGCAATGTAGCTAATGATCCTATCTCGTGTCTCAAGTAGCAGGGAGGCGCTCGATTGCAAGTGACCAGAAAGAAAACCGATCTCTACATCATGTAGCCCTTGGCTTTGTCGAAATCCAAAAAGTGTCTCAGCCTTTTGGTTCCCACCACCACGTTTAGTAACGACATGACGCACCATGACTAATCCATGTCCAGACGCTATAAAAGCTGTAGCAAGTTTGATGTCGTTTGTCTCATACAACTGGTCAGCAGGAATCTCCTGTGCACTCAAGATGTGGCGTTTGCTCTCTTCCATGGTAATGATATCCTTTAAGTTTGATACGATGTGGGTAATGTAGAGTGTGTCATAGGGAGGCGTAGATGGTTTGTCCTATCTGTAGGTCATTTTGCCCGGCTTCCAATAATAGCCAGCGCTTCGCAACATCAGCCTCTTTAGCAGACTCCATCCTGATAGTAGAAGACTGCATTCCTTGTCCGCGTGGAAAACTATAGGTAACAGATAGATCAGCCAAGCTTATAGCCTTACCACGACTAATCTCTTGTTGTATGTTTCTATCGTCCAGAATTTGTATCACAGTCATAGACTCAGCGTAGGATTGAGCTGCTCGTGTAGGTTGCACAAGACTAACTTTACCAAGTCGTGAAGCTCTAATGGAGTGAGTTAGAATATGCTGTAGAACTACTTCTTCCGAAACCATACCCTGTATGCCATTGAGCCTGAAGAAGATAGCTTCTGGAGACGTGTACATTGGATACAGTTCTGTAAGAAAGTAGAGCTCCTCGTCTTGCCTAGCATTTAGTTTCTTACCAGTGGAGTTCAGCAAATTACCTGATATGATTATTCGTACAAAGGCGTTGGCGTTAAATGCTCTCTGCCCAGAATCTTTTGTCCACGTCAAGGTTTTGTTGTCTACTGACAAAGACCACACCCCAGTTGGCATTGCAAATATATCTGCTCCAGGTAGGACTTCCGCCTGCCCAGGAATTCTTGGTGTAGTAAACTCGTTGAATTTGTTGTCATTGAAATAAAAGGTTTCCCTGACTAGAGGTGCGTAAATAAGTCGGATAAGACTAGCGAAGTTTTGTGCTGGGTTAAGAGCTTCTGAGAATGTAATCGACAAACTGCCAGTACGCACATCTATAGAACTATCTAGATGGGCTGGTATAGATCCAACTACCTTGAACGAGTCCGACGCCCTTTGCGAGAGACTTTGCCCATCTTGTATGACGCCCTGCGCCGCTTCTTCGTCCTCAACGATTTCCTCACGCGGGGTGTAGGAATTTCCAGTCTGGAAGTCGATCCAAATGCTGGTGGTGATGGGCGTACCATTAGCACGCTTGACTGGAAGCATCGTGTCATCATCAGCTCCAGCAAACGTCCAAGTGTATCTTCGATGAGGGGTAAGTGCCTTGTTAGCCAGCAACGTAGCTGTGAACGTTGCGGAGTCGTAGGACAGGGCCCCTCTGACTTCTTTGTTATCTTCGGCGTCATATAAGACCACGGATCCGGTGCGTAAGCTTTCTTCGTCCAGCGCATAGTCGAATGTGTAAGAGAGGACGGCGTCTAGGTAGACACCGACCTCTTGATGCGCTGGAGAAGAGCTAGCCATTAGAACCCATTAGAGGATACCGTCCTAGAGTCAGGAACTCCACGAACTTTCATACCTGGACCAGTAGGAGCCTCACGCTTTGTACCGGCTGGAGCAACGTCGTCCATCTTACTAAGAAACTCAACGGACCCACCAAGTTTGTTAAGTGCTCCTTTGATCTTCTTCAGAATGTGCTTACGCGTCTTGTGATTACGCTCGTACTCATAGAGGGCCTTGAGGATAGGTACTGGTGATTTGATTTCACCAGTAGTCCTATCAACCCAGGTATCCTGAGTAGCAAGGTGCATGATGTCTTGATACAGGATCTTATCAGGCTTGTCTAGGACGGTAGCCACATCAAGACCAGAGAGATCCATCTCACGAATGGGACGCTTCTGGATACCGTAGTCACCAATCAAGAGCGCCTGGCGCCTTACGTATTCTACGATGATGTCATCTTGGAAATCGTGGAAGGTTTTACCATTGTAGGTAAACGTTGGGTTATCCAGATTAAGTTCAACGCCAAGGTCATTGCAGATTAGCATTTCACTACGGTGGAAATTGTATGTAAAGACTTGTCCATCCATCAGATTGTCTTTTGTGAAGTACTGAGCCAGATAGAGTGCTACACGTACATCTTCAACATCGTTGAACGGGAACTCATAGGTTCGTTTACCGATAGTGGCGGATCTCTTCACGAGAGCGTCCTTCCTAGCCTGCTGTACTTTTGGGTCATCAGGATTTTCAATGATAGCTGCCTCTACCTCTGGTGTCATTACAGTCATGGGTTCGTCACCGTTAAGCTCAGAAAGACCATCGAATGAATCCGTGTCTAGGGGTGACTTAGCAGTTGGATTTTGAAGATCCTCAGCACTCTGGTTTACTCTTTTCTGGGCCATTTTAATACTCCTTTATTTGATAAGAAAGAATAGGAGGGGACCGAAGCCCCCTCCTATCTAAAATTTAACCAATCGGATTAGGTACCGATTTGGCCAGCGCTTGTGGGCAGAGCAGCAAGATTATCAATGCTGATCGTCGTGGGCGAGGCGAGGAAGTCATAACCTTCAGTGGCAATAACGCCCTTGAGGCTGAACAGACCAATTCCTTTGTTGGCTGAGGCGAAACCGTAACGCTCGAAGAAAGCAGTCTCTTTGATTTGGTCAAAGTTCATGCTTTGCTCACGAGTGTAGAGGGTCTCGTCAACAACGTGGATACCGATGTCACGCGGGTCGATCATAAGGATGTCCACAGCATACTTGCCACCTACGGCTTTGCCGTTGATGGTAGTACCCGAGGCCAACTTACGGATCGGAGCGAAGGGGCTCGTAATGACGCGGAAGGGTTGTCCAAGAACCGAGATCGTTCCAGAGAACGTGGTATGGTTCGTAGCGATTTCTCCACCACGAGCGTTTCCACCCAGAGTCTTAGTAGCCCAGTTAGGAGCGAAGAGACCCTTGGTAAGTCCAGAGCCGACTTCGTTACGACCAGAGGATCCACCTTGAGGTCCTTGCCAAATCTGGCCACCATTGCTAGCAGCTTGATTACGGAGGATGCTGTTGTTGGCGAGTGCACGCCATCCCAGCGGGTGGATGATGATGGTGTTGAGGTCAGAACCTTGGGCAAGACCATGAGCATAGCATTCGAACAAGTCGTTGCTGGAGATAGTACCATTGCGGGTTCCATCTACGGCAGTTCCGTTCGTACGACCAAACTTGGAAGCAGAGTTGTCGGCGTTGCTATTGTCGAAGAGAACTTGAGTGGCGCTAGTTGCAGCGTCAAACAGGTTTTCAACGGCGAGGCGTTCCTTGAACATACCAAGAGCAATACCGCACCACTTCAGTTGCAATGCGTACAAGTCGATGACGCTGTATTTAGCAGTGTCTTCGGAAATAGACGCTTTGATACCGACTTTACCAGTGGAAGCGGTAACCATCGAACTGAAGTCTCCAGTAAGTTCGTTAGGCTCGGCTTCATCACCCAGGTAGAGGTTGATGGACATACCACCAGCCGACCATACTGGGAATTGGATCGAGGTACCACTGGAGAAACGGATCTGGTCATACAAGCTAAGGATGTTGCTTGTAGGGGCCATATGCTCGAGAACGATGTTGCTAACAACCTTCGGGAACAGGAAGGGCATGTCGTTACCGTGAACGGCGTCTTTGAAAGACTTGTGAACGACCTTGCCGGCGCTATTAACGAAACGACCGTTGTTCAAGAGGAAGTCACGGATGCGGAAAGTTGCATCGATGGCGTCTTGATAGCTACGGCCTTCTGGGGTTTTTTCTTCCCAGCCTTGTTGTTCAAACACGTCGAAGACCTGGAAGGGGTCTTTGACGGTCAGTTCATCCCGTACTGCTTGCTCTTTCTTAGCGGCAGCGGAAAGTTCATCATGGATAAATCCACGGAGGATATCCTGTTGTCCATTGTCCAGAAGTTCTTGGTACTTCTTCTTGACTTCTTCATTGATTGCGGGCATGTTTGGATCCTCCTATTAGATGATCATGAGGTTGGCGAAGAAAACATCAACGCCAGTCTCAGTGTTGCTATCAGCAGCACGTTTCTTGGCAAATTGACTTGCGGCTTCTTGGTCGGCTTCAATACCTTCTGACTCAGAGCCAGAAAGACCAAGACCGGGAACAGTAACCATATACTTGTAGTTGGCTGCGTAAATGTCATGCTTGCTGAGGTAAGAAACTCCAGAGTTTCCTTCTTCGTTAGCATAGGCACGGGTTTGACGCTTGAGGCATCGTCCTACACGGTGCATCAAACCATAGGTCATGGCTTCAGCAACAGTAAGGTCGAGAGGATCAGCTACACCGAGTTGAGCAGCAACTTGGATAGCTACGACGTCAGTGGCGTCGGCAGAAGCAACCATGTTTGCGAAGTCTTTGACGGTCATCAAAGTACCAGGCAGCCAAGGATTAGGCATCAGCATTGCACCAGTATACATACCTTCGATAGATACAGCAGTACCGCAGACATAGCTCATCTCGGAGAATCCGAGTTCAGAACGTACGACATAAGCAGTAGTGGAAGTTTGAAGGACACCAGAGCCGTTAACGACTCCAGCACTCAAACTGGTGACAGTGTGGGTACCGACGGGTACAACAGGGATACCATAGGTAAATCCAGTGTCAACGGGGTACATGTTGTTCCAGTGGGTTTTGACGGTCAGAGCACCAGCGTACTTTTGGTTAGCAAACACATCTTCCCAAGCAGTCGAAAGCGCGTGGGTGATGTTGTAACCAATCGGAGCATTACCACCGACGTAAGCTGAAGTCTGATTGTTACCGTACTTGGAGGTTACAATGCGAGTGAGGCTAGAGGGGATAGTTACGCCACCATTAGTACCCGGAGTACCAGTTACGAAACTGTCGATGTCTACAGCTACGCCCTTGTCCATTTCACCGTAGAACAGCTTTTGGCGAATACCAGCGTTGGCGGGCATAAGCTGATGGCAGAGTTCGAGGCGAGCAAAAACAGTAGCACTAGTAGAGGGAACTTCGACAGTGGCAAGACCCATCATGATACCGCCAGGCATCGTGTAGGTGCAACCGTTCCTGTCTAGGTCACGCCAGAGTCCGGGAAGGAATTTGGCAGTACGATAGTCTTCAGAGGGAGTGAATCCAGAGTTCTGTTCACGGAACTGAACATGGGCTTTACGGCCACGATCCCTTACGGCATCGATACCATAGCCACTGGAACCGTAACCATACACAGGCATGGTCTTAGCGCCATTGGCGAAGAGTTGTTTGTCAGAATTGTCGGTAGGCATTGGTCAGCTCCTTAGAAGTCTAGTGAATTTTTGATGACGGTAGCAGTCTTTGCAGGAGCTACTACTACAGGCTTTGTGGGCTCTGCGGTGTCTTGAAGTGGATTGGCTACGTCAGCGGCGGCTACAACAGATTTCTTGTTGAATCCACCGGCTTGCTTTTGGGCAAGAAGGTCGGCGTAGAGATGTTCGACGACTTGAACAGGCTTCTTCAGATATGAATCTTTCAGGGCTTGTCTCTTGGAGTCGTCCAGTTTCTGAGCATCGGCAAAACCGAGCTCGGCGCGTAGGTCGATCACCTTGTCTACAGTTTGAGCAAGCAGCTTGTCGCTGAGCTCTTTACTGATAGCTTCCAGTGAGCTAACCTTTTGGGTCAGGTCAACAATCTTCTTGTCGGCCTCCGCCTTGCCAGCGCTCATATCCTCAACGGTTTTTTGAGCAGCTGCAAGGGCTTTTTTAAGGGCTTCGTCACCCATATGATTATCCTCGCTTGAGTTAGAAAAATTGGTTGCTTGTTGCTCATTAAGAGCTTTGATCCATCCTTCTTTATTACGACAGCGCAACTGATCAGTGTTAATTAGAGCCAAAGTAGCCTTAATCTCCGCTAGGTCAGTTACGGCAAACGGAATAGCAGGATGCGTCATAAACACCTTATCGAGCACACTTAACTGGCTATCACTCAAGCTTGCGGTATCTAGTATCTCCACTTCTTCCTTCTGTGCATCGGTTAGGACAACCATGCCTAGATCAGAGAAGTGCTTCAACACCCGTGCTTTATAGAATGCCTCATTAGTAATGGGCTTTTCGGCGGTGTCGCCGTCCTCTACTTTCTGCCCTGCCTGTTTCTGGCTATCTTGGTTTTCGCCAGGTTTTTGACTTGGAACACTTATTGTTTTGCTACTTACGTGTTTGTCTACGTCTAGGGATCGGATAGGATTTCCCTTGGCGTCTAAGATGCTCATTCTGGTTGGAAGATGCAAGATCTCCCATTGGCCATCCTCAGCATCCGAAAAATACCCCCACAAAGACGAGTCTTCGTTTCCAACGGAGTCTTTTACCATTTGCATCATGATGTGCTTAGCGCTGGAATCAGCAGGCACATTCACGCTAGAGAGCTCGAAGTATTCAAGCTCACCAGTAACAACTGCACATTTTGAATCGGCGTATTGACGCCCAGGGATATGATCACACTCGTGCTTCTCACCATCTTTATCACCATAGGTGCCCCACATATTAACAAAGTCTTTGTTCTTCTTGGAACAGATATTGCAGTAGGCGGCGTCACTTGATCCACCAACTGATACAGTTAGGTACCTGCCGTCCAAGAACTTCTCAATAGCTTCTTCGTCCATGATGTGGGATGTGATCTTTGTAAATCCAGAACCCTCTTTTGTAGGGTATTGCCAGTCGTTTATAAAGCGGGAACCCTTTACAGTAGGTTTATACTCAGCAGCTTTGATACGCCCGATGGGCTCACTACAGTCGTCATGATTCTTAATAAAGGGACGATCATATTCAGCTCCGTTGGCCATGCACCAGGTCTTACAACCATCCTTCATTTTGGGGCCACGATAGATCCTATTATTGATGATCTTACCAGAAGTGGTAGCAATAGTGTCTACCTTGAGAATGCTACCAGCCTTATCCTTAAAAACGTTCCAAGCCTCATCAACGATCTGCACCTGCATCTCTGCTAGGTCACTGAAAGACTTTGATAGTTTTGTGGACATATTTGCTATGTGGTCGTTAGACTTAGATATTTTCTATAGATTTAAATTATGTCAATTATATCTTTAAGTGCCTTCGTCAAGCACTAATTCTTGTTCTACTGTGTCCTTGTTTTGCTTCGGTTTTGTTGTCGATGTTCCGTGTTGATTTGCTGGTTTTGTTTTGCTGGCTACGGCTGCTTTGGCTTTGGCTTGCTTCTCCGCAGCTTGTTCACCCTGATCGGCTGCAATACGTTGTACTGTGTTACCAGCTGTATTATCCCATTCCTCTGAAGTTGTAAACGGACGACGACGCATTGACTTCCTAGCGTTGTCATGGGTCTCAAGCCCAGCGTTAAAAATGCCAACTTCGTGATTGTCTCGGGCGCGTGACTCTTCTGTATCAATAGGCCGAAATGCGAGCTCGACAAGATTTTCTGGGGCCCATGGATCTTTTCCAAGAGAGAGCATTAGGGGAATAATAAGTTGCTCGCGGACCTCAGCTTCAAGACGCTTTTGGATACGGGTACACCTATCCACGCGCGAGGCGTTAAGTGATTGAGCAGTATTGCGGTTTGCTGTACCACCCTTACCAATATCAAGGTCAGATAGTCCAAGTCCTGAACGTGCCCGTTGGTCGAAGTGCTGTAGGTACTTGTCTATCTCCATGATTGTCTCACTCTGATCGATAGCTATCACTTCATGACGATGGGAGCTTACTATTACTCCAGAGCTAGGAAGGTTTTCAGCCTTGGCCCTGACTATAGCTACTTCAGATGTACCAGCTTCTTCATCTAGAGACGGGAGCTGATCGGTTCCTACACGATAGTGTAGCAATGGAAATAGGTGCTTGGAGATCAATAGCTGAACGAATTCCTCTAGGCGCCTAAGAAGTCTAACGTCATCAAGGGCAGCTAGCGTCCAGGGTGTACCAAACGTCTCACCATTCTTCCTATTCCAGGCAGCATGAAAGACATCGATGTCATTGAACTCTTTCTCTTTGTACCTGTAGTTGTCAGTGTTCTGGTACTTCCATTTTGTAATACGACCACTCTTATGGTGCGGAGTCATGTACTGAGGCTCTACGATGAATACTCCAGCAATGGGTTTTAGCTCTTTACCACGATGGGTGTAGTCTTTGAACGGCGAGCCTGGATTGGCTTCATCACGTACAAATACTGCCATAGCGTTATTGTACCTGGTCATGCCAGATAGAAGCTGATCTAGGAACTCATGTATATGACTACGAGATTGGTGTAGGATTTGGTGTATGCGAGTTTCGACAGTATCTACAAGAGCAGTATCTGGGCCAGTAAATTCAAAACCCTCTTTTATACATTGCTCTATAGTGAGTTGGAATGTTCTTGAGAAATATGGATCCGCATCTTCAGCTAGTGAAAACTCTTTGAACTGGTAATGCTTTGCCTTAGCTAAATCAGACCACCCATTCTCACCGTTTTTTGTAGGATCCTTAAAGGGTACCATCTCTACAGCTTTGGTGTAGTCTGCCTTGCTGGTCTTCGACTCACCCTTCCTGTTAGCGCCCTTGGTGATGGTGGGGATCAGAGGAGCAACAGATTCTCTATCGTGAAATAATACGTTTTCTACTACTAGAGGCATTAGATCAATCCTCGGAGAAGTTCAGACGCACGATAACGGAAAGCCCCGCAGTTAGCGCTGTACCGGTCGATTGTCTCGACTAGACTTTCGCCCACGTAGGTTCGGTGTATAGAAACGGCTGGTTTCAACTCTGGGTCCTTAGGGTCTTCAAACGGGTGAACCAACGATAGGGAGCTGTCATTAGACAGAGCACCCTTTTTGTTAATAGCGTCGTACAAAGCCTTATTGCTTTGCACAGCGCTCTGAATGTCTCCACTAGGCTGAGCGCTAAAACGGTCAATGATGGGTAGTGCATCGGGGTGGATATCTGATGGGGCTAGGCTGTCAGTGTTACAAAGTTGGCCGTTTTCTAGGGCGAATATGATGGCGTCAAGTATGCCTATTATATTACGGTACCTCGTAGTTCCATTCATTGTAATAACCCCGTCCTCAATTTGCAACTCGAACGTCAGAAGCGCCCCTAGTATTTCTTCTATAAAATCTTGCAGCAGGGCCTCAAACTCGGTTATGATTCTAAGCAACAATTTTGCCATGTCGATGATGGGGGTACAGAAAGCAATGAACTGATGCTCACGCTCGAGGTTGTCTATCCACTCCAAAATGGGTTCCTTTATCTTACCCATCAACTTGGCTAGCTCAGAGATAGCGTAGCTCATGATCTTTGTTTTTAGATCACCAAATAGGCCGTTAACAATATCCTCTAGAAGACTACCGTAGTCAATCTTGAATCCGTTACCAAAGGCTTTAAGTACAGAGCTCATGTTCTTGAGGAAGTCTAGGTCATCGGCTAGAAACTTCAGCAAACAGCAGACGAGTTCTGGGGTGTACTTGTTGTTCTGCATCAGGCTCATGTAGTAATCACTAGTAGCTCCAGAACGTGCAGCGTAGGCGTTTGACTCATGGATGTAGCTAGAGATGTTAAAATCAAGGGCCTTTCCTGTTCCATTGGCGTACTTAGAGATTGGCCTATCTGGGTCTATCAGGACTGGTACTCGAAGATCAGGACCTCTACTACTAAGTGGCCGGTCCACTCCGCGTAGAGAGCGTGTACTAACGAAGTTAGGGGATATCTCAGACCGTACTATTTCACGTTCTATGGTGTACCCTGGGGCACGCCAACTAGTATCTAGTTGAGACTCGTTGATGATGCGTTCTAGCTTATCAGCCTCATTAGATGTCCCGTCTAGGCTAGTAGCTATATCTCCCATCTGTAGCTTACGTATAACAGCAATGGCATATATCAACCAGGGAGTAAAGTTCTTTTGACTCTTCTGAATATCGATCTGACGCATAGCATAGGAAAAGATGATTTCATCGTCGTCTGTCTCTGGTAGCATCATCTGCTTAATTTCATCAGGAGGATTGTCATAGATCTCTCGTATCTTTTCCTCGTACTCAGCTTTAAGGCCCTCGTCTACGTCTGGAGGTAAAACCTTTGCAGCTAAGACTGTAGTTTGAGCTTTAGTAAGACCATGGGCTATTGCAAACAGCACAACAGCCTCAGCTACCCTTATCAGGATTAGCTGGATCTTTAGTATAAGCCTTGCACGTTTAGCTGCCTTCTCTGCTGGATCCTTGGTAGCAGCAACATCAGCGTCAGCGTCCTTAGTCTCATCCTCCAGATCTTTCTTAGCCGTGAACATAGGAGCTATCTTGTGGAACTGATCCATTAGCAAAAAGGCTAGAAAAGCTACACCAAGTTGTTTCCACAAAGCTGATTCAGCCTTTCCGCCATCTGGAGCTTCATTGTCTACGTACTGATCTACCTGAATGTTATTGTTTAACAGGCCGTACAGATTACCTATGTTTATCTCATTGAGCTGAGAGTTTAGATCACCTATGCTACGTAGGTATTCTACTACTGATTCCTGCCGTTGTGCAGCGGCATCAACGATACGTTTGAACAACGGGTAACGTATTACAGTTCCAAATTCAGATTCAGCCTGATAACCTCTTTGAAGTGCGAGCCTAACCTGATAGGTCTCCTGACTGTTATCACGTTCAGCTGATGGGATGGAGATGTACACCTCTGGCTCAGATCTAGCTATTACATCTGACACCTCTAGGATCTTTGCATTCTTATCAAAGGCTAGGGCTAGATTGTCGATGGTGATGTCTGCACGGAGTTGGTCATCATCCAACTCAGCTAATTTCTCGAGACGTATGGCGTGCTCGCTTTGGGCTGTGTCTACTACCCGCTCTTTCTTTACTTTCTTTCTTTGATTACCGTACATTTAGAAACTCTTACTGCGCCGCAGTACCCCTAAGTTGTGGGATCTTATACCACCGACGCTGTTGTCATACTTGATTATGAGATTCCCATGAGAATCTTCTTTCACGTACTTTGCTTGGGTTGTAGGTATACCGCCCCAAGAAGGGCCCGCCGTGGCACTCCTACCTGAAAGATCACGAGAGATAAACGTATCTGGAGTAATCTGTTTATCCTTTGGAAATCCTTTCTGTTTACTACGAGCTTCATAGCCGTCTATGACGATTCCACCAGCTAGTTCTTTGTGATCCCCGTGTGCTGTAATGAACACATCCTTAGTAAAATTGTCAGACCCAAGATCTGACATCTTCATGTGGAACCCTAGGATTGCCAGGTAGAGACAGGTCACAGTGTGGTCTACTGTAGAGGCCCACTTAGGGCGCCCGGTAGTGCCGTACTTCTCGATAGCGAGGTCGTAGAGTTGTGGGATGATTCCCCAGTCTTCTTCGTCGTCTTTGTAGTTCTCCGAGTAGGGAACAGATATCATGCCGCGCTCAAACGCATTGACCATAAGATTAATGGCAAACTCCTTGTTCTCCTTCTTAACGATCTGACCAGTAACTGGATCCCTGATCTCTTGAAACCCATTCATCCTAACAGGAACATAGCCCCGCTGTAGTTTGGTATCACCTAACTGTTTGGCAGTCTTTTTGATCATCTCAGTTTGCATATCACCAAAGCCGGCGTCAACATAACAGTAGTCCGCCTTCCAGTGCTGAAAGGTTTTTATCACAGCCCAGCATGAGTTTTCAAAGTTATGCTCAGTATCACGAACTACTACTTTATCCACCATACGATACTTCATGTACTTAGCGTCGTACTCTACAACGAGGATGTTCGTTCCTATCTTTCTACCGTTCCAGTCTACGCCAACTACATAACGACACCCATCCCTAGGGCCCGCATTACGCAACCTAGCCATGTCATACACGTCGGTGCATTTGTTAATATGCTCTGGGGATAACAAAGCCTCAAGAAGAGTACCAAAGTCACCAAGATATTCCTTCTTGTACTTGTCTACAGATAGGGTACCACGATAGAGTTTATCAGCGTCGTAGGTATAACTTGGTGAAGCATGGGACAGAATGTGGAATTCTTTGAACCCGAAGGTTTTATCAGTACACCATTCGTAAAAGAATCCGCGCTTACCAGAAGGAGTAGACGATAGCAGGATACGACACTCTGGGTCATCAGACTTAACGGCTAGTACGGCTTGTAGTGCATCTTCAGATATGTAGTCCGCCTCATCAAGCACTAGAAGGTTAGCACCAGCACCACGCACCCTATCAGCTGTTTTTGATTGTTTATCACCACCAGTACAGTACCCTTCGTATTTAGAACCGTTACTAAACGTGATGGTGTGCTTAGTCTTGTTGTACTTTAAGAACTTGGAGTCTTTCATACTAACTGACTGATCTAGCCAATGTATGAGTTTCTCTTCGAACTTCATGAGCTGAGTCTCGAACGGAGCAATCAAGATCACGTTGAAGTCTTCATACCTGTTCAGATAGAACAAGACCTCAATGGCCATCGATTCAGACTTACCTACCCGCCGTCCAGCCCTATAGACTTTAAGTTCGGCCGAACAATCAAGCATGGCTTTTTGATACCAACGGTCAGCTGATACCTGGCGCCCCTTGTTGGTGAATTCAAAGCCATCAGTTAGGAAACCTAGTTCAGCAGCAGCCCACTTAACTGGATCACTATTTACTTCTACGAGCTTGTACTCCTCATCGGATCCACCCATAGATTTCCATTCAGCTAAAGGAATCTCAGGGGTCTCAAGTGAACCGCTACACTTGGGAAACACATGCTCGTACTTGGGTTTCTTTATGGTAGGCTGAAACTTACGCTCTTCTTCAGCGTTGTACTTTGCATACCACTCTTTACAGAAATCACAAAAGTGCTTATCTGGTTTACAGCTCTGCTGTTTGTAAGTATCAAATGGTTCTAGAGCTTCAGCAGTGTGCTCTTTAATCTGAGCTAGAAAATCGGTGGAAGACATAGACCGCATGGACTGAGCAGTCTTAACAGCTGTAGGTTCTTGGTAGCCCATTTGTTTGATACGAGTAAAACTGTATTATCTAAAGGTATGCAGGTATGAGGCCTCAAGAATACGCATGAACGAGTTGCTCGTACGCATCTAGGTACCGAACGTTGGTATAGGAAGGGGGAAGTCCTACTATATACCTCGGATCGTTAGTAGCATGTGCCCAACAGTGGCATTCGTGACACAGTGTGATACCATTGTCTACCTCATAACGGAGGCTAGGATAATGAGACCAAGCTCTGAGATGGTGTGCATTTAACTTACCTCCAGTAGTCTTACATTCTTGGCAAGTGTATTGATCTCGCTCGTACACACCTGCTCTCCATATTACATAATCTTCAGCATTGCTATTACGCGCCTCATAACCTCCTTTCCAATTATGATTATTGCTACTTTTATTGGCGGGAGTCATCTGCCATGCGGAATAACAAATCTTACTACAAAATCTTGAATATTTACCATTTTTATGGTAGCTATGAATTATAGGTCCACCGCAACTTTCGCACACACGTGATATAGCTATACCTCTCTTGCAAGTTGAACTGCAGAACACCCCACCAGATATGCGTCGTTGTCTATTTATCTCACCAGCAGACTTTAGGCCGGTTAGTGTACTACACTTCTCGCAGGGGATTTCATACAGGGCGGCTCCTTTGACAAAACCTTGTTTTCCGCGTCGTAGTGTGTAAGCCACTATTTCAAACTCTAATTCATTCGAGTTTTTGTTACGCTTGTTTCTATGACTTGAGCGAGTCTGTCCCTTACTGGAGCATTCTCTAGAACAGAATTTACGTTCAGGAGATATTTCCTTAGAACACTCAGTATTATTGCATTTTCCCATACAACTAGTATAAAGTATGTACATACCTGTCAATGAAACTGGTGCAGGTAACTTGCTTCGTTACCAAGTGCGCGTTGCATTCCGCTTTGACTTAGTTGCATAGCCCTCATGGCTTGTTGTCTTGTGGTGTACGCCATCCTAGAATCTTGGAACCCCTGTCCAGCCATTACTGGTGATCTGGACATAGCCCTTGCTTCTCTACCCCTAGAGGCTACAGCCCCAGTGATTGCACTACCTAGTTCGAATCCTAGTTGAGAGAAGCCGATAGACATACCAACTACGCCGAGGGCTCTAGCTTTACGAGCCACACCCAAAGCATCTCTAAGACCCTCTGGTGTTCCTGGGTTCGCTATGACGTCAGCTACGGATCGTCGTAAAGCAACCCTTCGCTTATACAAATCTGGTGTATCTACAATTCCACGTATAAAGTTCTTTCCCCAAGGAGAAGCATCTGCAAGCCAGTTAGCTCCAGCGTTTATTTTCCTACGAATTCGTTGCTTACCCCACCCAGGTGCCTCAGAGGCATCATCGAGTCGATCTCTAAGCATTCCCTCTATTTTACCACGAGGACTGTCTGGACCTAAAGCTGGCCAACGGGCATCTAAGTTATCACGGTGGCTGTTAACAAACTCTCTTCGCCACTCACTAGACTTCCGCATGTCAAACTTTAGGTCTTTATTTAAACTAGCATAACCACCTAAAGTACTTTCGTAAACATGGTCTGCGTAGAAGTCGGCAGCTAGTCCTACAGCTATACCACCTATGGAATTGTAGACAGCATCAGAACTAGCGAATGGAGAGTTTAATGACTCTTCAGTGTACATTAGCCATTACCACGATCCATGACGCGCATTGTTCCGCCTATGGCAGCAGTGCCGGCAGCAGCAAGTCCGCCTAATTTAAGAGCGCCGCCAACGCCTGTACCGTACCCGCCGATCTCTTCACCGAACCGCTTAAAGTTATCATCACCTCCTCTAGCTTTTCTATTAAGTGACCTAAGCCCACTTGTATAGCCCTGTTTGTCTTTTACTTTACTAGGTAACGCTTCCAATGCATCGAAATATTCTTTAGCTTCTTTACTTGAACTCTTAGTCGTCTCACGGGAGGCCTTAAAATCCTCAAGAAGTTTAGTACCCTTAGTTGAGTAATCAGCATCCGCAGGGTTAAGGGACTGTACGGCCTTATTAAAGTCACGTGAACTTTTAAGGCCAGCCTTGATTTCTTTACCCAATCCCTTACCCCTAGAGAGACTCTTACTCAGGGCCTTAATACCACGAGGTACCATAGCGGCTCCACCCACAAGAGCCCCCATACCAATAGCAGATCCTACTGGGCTATGCTTAGCTCCAGTTATTTGGTTAACAGCCACACCAGTTGCTAGCAAACCAGCGGCTCCGCCTCCTACGAGCAAGGCTGTTTTCTGTCCAGGCTTTAGTGCGCTGAACGAACTTGTTAGTGCGTTTCTAATAGCTCCTGTTGCTGCCATGTTATCCTCTCTTGTTATTACGTACTGTTTTGCTACGTCGGTAGCGTCGTCTATTATAAGTCTCGAAATGAAGTTGCTTGACTAGTTTCCACAAATGACCAGTACTTACTTTAGTCATGCTATTGTACTCTGGACATTCAAGTTTCATAGCCTTATGCGCTTCGATGTGACAAGCCTGACACAACAGAACCCCGTTATCAATTTTGAACATATCATTTGGGAACAAGTACTTGGGCTTGATATGGTGACAATCGAACCTTACCTTTCGACTAGCTTTCTTGTCTTTGCCACATTGCTTACACTGGTAGTTGCATCTACGCCTTACGTCAGATTTCCATTTTCTGTACTCATCTGATTTGACTATTATCTTCCAGGGACTAGGAGCTATCTCCTTACGATTCAATCGTTTATCTAACTTAGTAGGTTTACTACCGAGGTCGTCTTGTGTGGATACGGTTCGTTTACCCATGTCGTTTGTTGTGCATCCCCATAACGCGCCTACCACTAACATCTGGCATGCGTGAGGCACCTGGATCACCTACGCCAAATGCACCAGGGCCGGCCCCGTAAGCTGAACCCTCTTGAGCATTAGCCATTGCCTCTGGTGTAATCTCTCTATTGAATTTGAAACTAGACATACCCATACCAACGATGGTACCCATGGCTAGAGAACCTCCTAGAGTCTTTCTGGCACCGAAACGAGGTTCCCACTTATCGAGCAATCCCAAAGAGGCTTTCTCCATACCTGGTCGAAACCCTCGCATAAACGAGTCGTTGACAGCGTTTAACTTATTGAAGGTACCCTTACCAACGCTCAATGTGCCCTCAGCTAGTGACTTAATACCACTTCGCGCTGTGCCGTAGACAGAAGCCATGTCTACATCAGAAGTTAACTTGTTCCAGAATTTTGCCATCAGACCATCACTCCGCCGTTGAGTCTACTGTAAGTTGTCTCTTGATATTTTAGCGCCATGGGACGATTCTGTAAGTGCGGGCCATTCTTGACTCCATGACGCTTATTCATACTAAACGTAGTTTGCCTAGGCCACATCGGTCGGTTAGCAGTTCTTGAACACGCCATACCGTTAGCTGCAATCTTAGCGCTAGGCTTTCTCCAAATGGGTTTAACGGGAGACTCTATGTCGTAGGTGTTATTGCTCATGGTAGTGTGACGTATAACAGTATCAGCTACGTAGGCACTACCTGCTACACCAACAGCAGCAGCACCGGCCCCAACGTATAGGCTAGTCTTAAGGGAGGCGCCTCCTATTACCTCACTAAATTCATAGGCACGCCTATAACGCCCTACCCACTTATTAACTACATCGTAGGGTTGCGCATCACCGCCCTTGTACATCTCTCTAACTGAACTCTTGTAGTTCTTAAGATCTTCTATTCCTATAATGCCGGCTTGATGCATTTCCCATTCAACTGGATCAGCATCAGCTTCAATCTTATACTTAAGCCTAGTATTCCAGTCGGGTATACTACTAGAACTACTAGGTACTCCGATTGTTCTTTCTATAGCAGATTTTACAACCTTGTCGTCAATCAACCCGGCTTCTGCAAATTCCTTTATCAATGGATCCATGAACTCTTCTATGAATTCCATGCTAACATCATTAGCAAGACTACGCCTGGAGTTAAAGTCAGATCTATCTTTAGAGCTACGATTTATACCATTTATCTGAGCATCAGGGTGTACTCCCTTCATCATGGAATAAGTAATACCAAGTAGAGCGGCAGCTCCAATACCACCTGCAACTAATAGACCAGTCTTTCCCTTACCAGCAAAAACATTATCAATAGTAGATTTAACATTTGGAGTAGGAAGTTTAGGTGCTTCTACTACAGGTGGGCGCGGAGGAATAGGCGCTGGAGATGGAGCGCGAGGAGCTGGAGGTGGTGTTGGAGGTGCAGACGACGTAGGGGCAGGAGAACCGAAGTCTATACCTAGAGCTTCAGATAACTGTTCTCTCTGATACTTATCTAGATTATCTATAGTAGGTTTTGCAGTGTGAGATATTGTAGGTCCCGGTGTGGATACAGATGAAGCTTTATTAGAAAACACATAGTCGTCTGCATCAGCGCCATAAGCCCCAAGTGGCTTAAGTCCACTTACAGCTCGTATATTATCTAGTATCTCATTATGGTGTTTAAGTGTAGACTCAGGAGTATGTCCGCTAAAACCTACCTCGCCGCCTTTCATGGGAACCCAACTACCCATATTAGCGTAGTCAGCTACGGCCTTACGACTAGCATCATACTCTGATGGTGCATTCTTTTTTACAATGTTCAAAGCAACTTCTGCTTTTCCAAATAGATTAACTTTATTACTATCCTGTAAATAAGTTATAGGTAGATCACCATACTTTCCGCGCAGAGCAGCTAATGCTTCGTCTTGCTTATTCTGACTAAGATTAGTGTCGTTAGCTACAACAAAACCAACTACTTTATCAATTTTAGTATGAGCTTCGTTATACCCAAATGAGGTACGACCTACTATATCACGTGCTGTAGCTGATTTTCTATTATTTGA